AACATCGGGCGTATCAACGCGAGTATCAACGTGAGTATCATCGCAAGAAGCAGGAAGCCCTTGAGCAACAACACCTGGACACTGGAACACAGCCTTGAGTGGATCCTGCTGGCGGTAGCAATCACCTGTGTGCTGTCCGCGTGGTGGGGTTCATGGTGATTACCTGGCTCTCGCCCTTATTTGGTCAGCTCTCCGCGCCGGGTCGACCGGCCGGTGCCGAACACTTCTATATATCCGAGCATCCCAAGACTGCGCTGCCCTGTCTCATCCCGAAGGAATGGCTCTGTGATACCAACCGAGACGGAACCCCAATGGAAAGTCTGTTCGGCCTGTCAGTATAAGCTGCCGGCGGCGGACTTCAAAAAGAATGCGGCCTCGAAGGACGGCCTGTATACGTATTGCCGCTCCTGTGAAAAGACGCGGCGGCTCGAACCGGACGCGGTGGATCTCTCTGATATGGGCGGGGTCATGAAAACGCTCAAGCCTGCCGGGATCCCCGCGCATGTCCTCAACGGCGTCAAGATCCCGATCGATGCGAAGCAAAAGAGTCCCGGCGTGTGGGTCTGGACGACCCCGAAGAATTGGCGCGTCGTCGTTGTCCATTATTCAGCTGATCCCCGCTTCCGGCCGGGGACCCCGGAAGGGGATGCGTGGATCAAAAAAGAAAAAGAGAAATCAAGTACCCGGGATTGGAACCGGGAGCGGGAAATCGACTTCACGATTTCTGAAGGCGAGCCGTTCTTCCCCACCTTCAACCGGGATATGCACGTCAAGGCGCTCAAGTATGATCCTTCCCTCCCGATCATCCGCGGCTGGGACTTTGGGAGAGGCCATCCATCCTGTGTGTGGGCGCAAAAGACCAAGAAGAATCGCATTCATGTCTTACGGTCGATCATCGAAACCCAACGGACCATTTGGGACTTCGCGCCCTATGTGATTGCTGAAACCCAGATGCGCTACCCCGGCGCGGAAATCATTGATTGTGGAGATCCGGCCGGCGCACAGGAAACGGACAAAGGCGCGACCACACAGATTCTCCTCGTGGAATTCCATATCAACCTCCACTATCGCTGGTCTTCGAATGAAGAGGGCTGGAAGATGATGGAGCGGTCATTGATCGTGCGGGAAGATGGCGATCCGGCTTTGGCGATCGATTACCGAGACAATGAGGATCTGATCGATGGGTTCGCCGGCGGCTATAAGCTGGACGTCACGGCGACCGGCAAGGATACGGAAGGCCGGCTCAAGAATAGCGCGAAGAAAGACGGCTGGTTCGAGCACGTCATGGACGCCTTGCGGTACATCTACATCCACTGTTTCAAGATCGACGGGAAGGCCGCGAGTGCGCTCCAAGCGTCCACGCTGCATATGACGAATGCGGAGATTCAGAAGAAGAAACTCGACGATGACGGAGGCGATGAATTTTTCTCATGATAGCCTACCTGTGGGATCAGCAAGGTCGTCCAGTCTCGGTAGTACAGGCCGATGAGCCGGCGCCACCATCGATCACTATTCCGACAATCAATCCTCGGTTCGAGCGGATCTTCTGGCGGATTCAAGGCCGGACCATGTTGACGTCGGGTTTGTATTCCATGCAAGCATTCGATTACGAGGAAGGGCCGGATTCTCCGCGCCGGACGGAGAAAGGGATCTGTACGCCATGAGCGGCTTAGCCCGAACGAATAACGGCACCTGGTTTTATTGCGCGATCTGTGGCGGCGCGGCGCATGATCAGTTTGCCTGCTGGCCGTGGGCCGACGAAGCGGAGCGGCAAGCGCGGTATCAATTGCCATACTTCCGGGACCGGATGAAATTGCACAACGTCACTGAGGCCGATATCACGGCGCTACAAAAGCCGGAAGGCCGGGCGATTATGGAGTATCAACGTGAGCGACCGTAACCCCACAGCCACAAAGGAGGTTTGATCATGATCCGGCACCAATCGGCATCATCCCAGTTGCGCGTACACTGGTTGAAGATATGAGCGAGCTGGGTGCGCTGGCTAGGGAAATTGAATGCTGGCTGTGAAGAAGCTCATTACTGAAGGCATCCGCCTTCCGACTGGCTACGGCTTCTCGTATTTCGACATGGGCGCTCAAGTGGCCGTCTGCTATCCGATACCCATCAATGTCTTGGTCAGGGCCTGGCGGTGGCTGATCATCAAGACACGGATCCCAGGTTTTGCCTTGGATATCGATACGCTCGTCAATGACGCCTACCGGACAGGGTGGAAACGCGGCTTCATCCGGGGAAGGCAAGACCGAACACAGGAGATCCAAAATGAACTGGTTCGCCTGCAAGGTTTGCGCGGAAAAGGACAAGAGGATCACGAGCCTGGAAGAACAGATTCAGACCCTCAAGAGCCAGCTCGGCCATAGCCGGGAGCGCGAACAAAAGGCCGTAGATCAACTACTTGCACGGCAAGGCGAGCCGTCGATTACGCCGCTGCCGAAGCTGTCGGCGGTCGACTCACAGAAGGCCATGGAGGATATCATGGCGATCTTCAAAGACGAGGACGATACCGGAGATGGAACCATTGTGGAGGCGGACCAACTTGATCATGCCAAGCATGGAGCTTAAGACAACTGTCAGGACATTCCCGCTCTATTGTCCGACTTGTGGCCGGCTCTATTTGCAGTTTGCCGGAAATTTGGAGTATATAGAGTGCAAATGTAGCCGTTGCAAAACAAGGTTCACTGTTCGTGATGGCGCCATCATAGCCAGTCAAAGTACGTAGAGCCTCGTAAACGGCGCGAAGCTGTGACCCAAGGGCCATTCCCGGGAAACCGGGGGTGGCCTTTTTTTATGAGCAAGACAGATCAAGAGTTAATCGCTCATATTCAGTTGTGCGAGAAAGAATATCACCATCTCCGGTATGGCCATGAACGTGATTGGTACCGCAACCTCCTCTATCGGCAGGGCCATCAATGGATCGTGTGGGATGGAACCGGCCGCGCCTTCCGTCAAAAGAAAATCAAATCGTGGGTGCCAACACCGGTTACGAATAAATTCCGCTCTATCCTCGATGCCCTCTCCTCGCTGGTCCTGCGCGTCGAACCGCAACTGCAGTGGCGCGCGCTGGATCCAAACGATGAACCTGAAAAGACCAAGGCCGAAACCGCGACACAATTGGTGGAGCGGTTGAAGGAAGCCACGCATTTCCGGGAGTGGCGGCAGATGCTTGCCAACTGGATTGTGTACACCGGCAACGGCTACCTCGCAAACTTTTACGATGCGGCCGGCGGAAACTTTTATGAAATCCCTCTCAACGCTTGTCAGATCTGCCAGCACGAAGGGCCGCAATCAGAATTCGAGGAAGGGTGTCCCAAGTGCGCCTCCGGCAATTTCCAATATGCGATGGGTGAGGATGGGATTCTGAAGACGGAGAAGTACAAAGCCGGATCCGTGCGAACCGAGATTGCCTCCCCGTTTGAAACCTACTCCGACTGGACCGTGACGCAGTGGGTCTCACAGTCGGAAGCCTTGATCATCAAGAGTCGGCCCCTCTCGTATTTCCCGAGACAGTACGGAAAGAAAGGCAAAGAGGTACAGCAAGGCAGTTCCACCACCATGAGCGAGCATTACTCCAATGCGCTCGCGTTCATGGGGTCCGGCGCCGGGCTCAGTACCTCGTTCGGGAAAGGTGGCCGGCCGCATGCCAGCGAATACTGGTATGTCCGGATGCCGGATGATGACTACCCGGATGGCTGCTACGCCATTATGGGCGGCAGCACGTTACTGGAACGGGATACCCTGCATTGTCGGGATCATAACGGGAATAAATTCCTGCCGATCTCGCAATTCATCATGGATCCCATTCCAGGATCCGGCATCGGCACGACTGTCGCCAACGATCTGGCGCCCAAACAAACCCAACGGAACCGGCTTGAATCGCTGATCGAATTGATCACGATGCGCTCGGCCAACCCGGTGTGGATTGTGCCGTTTGGGACCGATGTTGAAGGGTTCTCTGGCCAACCTGGCGCGGTGCTGAAGTCGATTCAGATTTCCGCCACGGCTTCCGGAGACCCCAAGCGGCTGCCCGGGGAAAACATTCCATCCTCGCTGCCGCAATGGTTGGACAAGATCGATGCCGACATGGAAGAGATCGCCAGCGTGTTCGATCTCCTCAAGGGCAATCAGCCGCCCGGTGTAACCGCTGGTTACGCCTTACAACTTCTCATCGAACGCGGACAATCACGATGGGGGCCGCTCTTTCAGCGGTGGGAAAACGGCATGATCATGTGGGCCGTGCAAGTGACGGCGCTGACAAGGGAATACATGAATGCCGTGGAGATGGCGCGGATGCTGGGTCCCCATGGGGAATGGGAAGTCGATCGATTCAAAGATGAGGACCTGTCGACGCTGACTATGCAATGTGAAGCCGGCTCGTCCAAGCCGACCTCTTCTCTCACCGAACAATCCATCCTCGACAATCTGATCGCGAAGGGCCTGGTCGATCATCTGGATCCGGCCAACCGTGCGCAAATACTGCGTTCGGTTGGGATGAGCAAGTACGACAACCAGTCCGATTACGACATGAAGGACGCGGCGAAAGAGGAGCAAGCCTTCATTGAGATTGCGAATAAATACGACTTGCCGGGGATGGTACAGCAAGTGAATGCGATGCAAGAACAGGCTGGCGCTCTGCAGGATCCGGCGATGATGGAACAGGCAGCAATGCAAGCGCAGCAAGCACAGACAGAAGTGCAAACGATCACCATGTCCGCCCTGCGCTTCCGCCCGCAGATCGACAACCATCTCATCCATATTTGGTCACACAAGAAATTTGCCAAGACCGATGCCTTCATGCGACTGCCGGCCGAGTGGCAAGCCATCTATCTGAAACACGTTGAACAGCACGGCATGCAGTTGATGCAGGAGGAAATGCAGAAAGCCATGGCGGGTCAAGGTGGGATGCCGCAATCCGGAGGACCGCCACCCGGTGGGCCGCCCCCTCCCGGGCCGCCTTCAGGTGGGCCGTCGAATCGTCAACCGGAAGAACCTAGCGGATCCATGGAGCCATCCTATGAAGCGGCGAGCCCAAAGGGCGGGCATCGACGCGAGCCGGCAACGGCGGGGAGTGGATAAATGCATCCTACTGAAATCTTTGGAGATGGTGGGCTGAACAATCCCTATGCGTTACCTGAAAGCGTTTCACCGATCCGACGCCGCACGGAAGTTTTACAACAGGGCGGCATGCACGATCTCGGGCCATCGAGAAACCGCATCATGCGTATGAGTCCGTTACGTCGAAAACTCGAAGAAGCCAGAAGGATGTTACGGCAGGCAATCATGCCTGATCCGTCCGTCAACATGCCGATCTCAGGCAGATAGGAGCGTATCCTATGAAAGCCATAGCTCTCTTCGGAATATTGATTGCGGTTGTTGCGTTGTCTGGATGCGAAACCGTCAAAGGCCTCTTCGGTGGGAATTCACAGATTGAAGCCGTGCTCGCGGCACAGGTGGCCGGAGAATACACAGTGGAATTCAAGAAAGACGGCATGATGCTTCACAGCGAACGCTGGAACTGTACGCGCGGCGACGATGGGAAATTGAGCGGCTGTCACAAGATCCAGTAACTAAACTTCGGGGCGCTCTCCTGCCGTTTCAGGGGAGCCGGCGCGCCGGGCCGTTTCCGGCGGACATTCAGGGGCCGTTAGACCGACAAGAGTCCGCATAAGGCGTCCTCCATAGGCCGAAGAAGGACCGCGTTTCCGGCAGAGCCGGGAGCCCGGTCCTTTTTTTCGGCCCACTCATTCAGCCGCCGGCTGTCTCCGGCGATGGAGGGCGCGATGCCAGAGCTAGAAGGATCCGTTGGCGAAGGACAGGACCTAGCGAGCGACCAAACCCAAGAGCTTGGCGCTCAAGGGGAAGGCGATGGTCAGGGCCAAGAACAACCGCAGCAAGCCAAGATGGTGCCGCTGTCGGAGCACGTCGCGCAACGGAAGAAATTTCATGCCCGCGAAACGGCGCTAAGAAATGAGATCTCCGGGTTGACGAGCCGACTGGATCGGCTCGAGAGCGGGATTCGTGGAGTGGCGGGAGATCCGCAGATCGATCCCCATCAAAAGAGATTTCAAGAATATGCCGGGGTGCCCCGGCTCGAAGCGAAGATCGCGGAGCTAGAGCAAGAACTCCAAAAACGGGGCGGGATTGATCCTGACCTGCAGGCACGACTGGATCAGATCGAGCGGGCGGCCGGGATGGCTGCCGATGCCTATCTGACCGGCGTCGAAGCGCAATTCAAGGCCGCATACAACCCGAAAGAAATTCCTCTCTCGGCGGAAGCTTGGGAGCGGTTTGTCTGCGGAGTCATGAGTTGGGAAGAAACTGTCAGGATCGCCAATGGGGATAGAGCCGTCGCCAATGATGTGTTGAAGCGCGCGAAAGGCTTCTTTGTCAAACCGGGCAATCCGCCTCTGAATCCTAACCTTCCACGCAATCACAACAACGGCCAGTTCATGCGTCGTCCGCCGGCGGCGCCCGGGCCTGGCGGGAGTCCGCCACCGGCACCACCACAGGAGAAGCTGAAGGGCCGGAAGCTCCATGAAGCGGCATGGAACGTCGTTCAAGGCGCCATGTCGGGAGCTTCTGAAAGGTAAACATGCCAGCACTGGATGCACAATCAGTTGCCTTCTTCAACGAAGCGTTGAAGGAGGTGTACGAGAAGGGGATCATCGATACGCTCAATGATGAGCAACCTCTGCTCTCGCAGATCAAGAAAGACTCAGATTCTTGGACCGGCCGAGAAGTCGTGTTCCCGGCGCGCGTGAAGCGGAACTTCTCCGCCGCGGCGACCACGGAAGGCTACAAGTACCACGTGCCGGGCCGGCAGTCTTACCTCGATTGGAAAATCCCTTGCAAGTACGCGCATGGCTCCATTCGCTTGACGGCGCAAGTCATGAAGCAATCGTTGACGAGCAAGGGAGCATTCGGGCGGGCGCTCGGAACGGAAATCGAGGGGCTTGTTGAAGATATGGCCAACTACCGCGGCCGCGCCATTTGGGGCTACGGTAAAGGCGTGCTCTGCCTCGTGAACGGGGATCCAAGTACCGGGACCACGGTCACAGTGGATGCGCCACATGGGGTGGCCGGCGCAACGAACGGCGCTCGGTTCATTCAGCCGGGGATGTTTGTCGCGTTCATCAACCCAGGAACCGGGGCGATACGAGCCGGCGGAGCGCGGACCGTCACAACGGTTGCCGCAGATGGAACCACGTTCGATGTGTCGGCGGCCATGGATGCCGCGGTTGCGGATAACGACTTGGTGGTGATTGCCATGGAGTCCACCACCACGGACGTCAATGAGACCACGTATGACCGCGAAATCATGGGGATGTTGGGCTTGGTCGATTCGACGACCTACGTCTCGACGCTCCATAACATTGATCGGTCGACCACACCGGGGAGCTACCTTCAAGCGGTGGTACAGAACTCGGTGGGGGCGCTCAGCGCCGATGCCATTCAGCGCGGATTGGATACGGCGGCTGTGAAAGCGAAGGGAAAGACAGATGCGCTTTGGTGCGAGCATGCGGTGCGCCGGGCGTATCAAGTCATGCTGGAAAACGATCGCCGGTATCAGGGGTCATCCCTTATGCGGCCGGACGGCGGAACTGCCGCGGCCAAGGGACAGGACCTGGATTTCGGTGGGATACCCCTCAAGACGGACAAGGATGCGCCGTATGGAAACTTGATGGGCTTGGAGCATGACACCTTCACGCATTGGGTGTTGACGGCCGGGGAATGGTGCGACGAAGGCGGCGGCACCCTCCGGTTTGTCTCCGGGATTGATGCGTATGAAGGGGTGTACAGAATCTTCGATAACGTGGGATGCGAATCCCCGAACAAGAATTTCGTGCTGCGCGGGATTACCAGCAATATTGTTGTGGTGCAAATGCCGTAACGCACGAAGAAACGTAGGGTCACGGCGGGATAGCGAGAGGCTATCCTGCCGGCTCTTCGAGAAAAGGAGATTTCATGGATCCCTATGAAAGTGTAGAAGTGGTGAATCGGCGCTCGATCGTCTATGAGACGATGCACAATGGCGTCCCGATCGTGTTTCAACCGGGCCAGAAGAAATACTACCCGCAAAACATTGCGGTGTGCCTCGCAACAGACTCCAACCTTCAGCGGATGGCCGGATCCGGTGTGCCAACCTCCTACGCCTTGGGCATCACCGGGCATCATGCCTTTCCGACTGATCCACTGGATGGACCGATTGCCTCACAGGATCCACTTGAAGCCCTCGACCGCTCCGATGATTTCGTGCTCACGCAGACGGAACCCAAGGCCTTGACGAGCGAGGGCGCTGAATCACTTGGCATCGGGAAGTCCGAGACGCGAGTCACGCCTCTGCCCGGGGAAACGCGAGAGAAGCGCAAAGTCCAGGCCAAACAATTTGTGAATGAGAAGGTGCAACGAGGGCCGCAATACGGCGGGGACTATACCGGCCGGATCGATACGGCGAAGCAAGGCTAAAACGGCGGTAGGGGCCGGAGCAATGTCGCTCGAATGCCGAACGAAGGAGTATTCCGATGATTGACTCAAAGAACATGGATCCATCCGCAAGCTGCATCGAACATCCTATCCTTCTTAAAAAGGATTCGATCGGTGCGTCACAAACGGACATTGAATTCTGCTCCATCCTCATGCCGTTTGCCGGCGTGGTGCTCAGCGTCAACGCCTATGCGGTAGCGATTACCGATGCCGACGATTCCGCCCGGGTGGATGTCAAGAAAGGCAGCACGAGTATTCTGTCCGCCACCATCAACCCGACACAGGCGACGAACGTGGCCGGAACATTGAAGACCGATGGAACGGCGACCTTTGCGTCCGGCGATAAGCTCGGGCTGTTTGTGACCACTGCTGGATCGGATGCCATCACGGATTTGTGCGTGACTGTGAATGTGCGGCCGTTGGCCGGGTCAGAAGCCTCGCGGCCTAATCTGTAAAGAGGAGGGCCACCAATGGCAACACGCGATTTCACCGTCTTTCTCCCTATCGATCACAACGGAAATACGATCATGGGAGCAATCGGGATCATTTGGACCGGGCTCCTCAATGGCGACGATGGGAAGCCGTATGTCTGTCCCCACCGGTCCGATAAGTGCGTCCAGTTCAAAGGCACGTTTGGCGCCGGCGGGACCATCATCCTAGAAGGCACAAACGATCAAGTGTTCGATACGCTCGGCGCGCTGCAGTCGGTCACGTATGCCCAGCTCACCGATCCGCAAGGCAACAATATCAGCAAGACCGCGGCGGCGATCGAACAGGTGTTAGAAAATCCGAACGCGATCCGCCCACGTGTCACGGCGGGGGATGGCACAACCGCCTTAACATGCACAGCGATTATCAGCTCAACGGCGCGTCTGTAAATGGGGGGCACGATGAATCTATCGGACCTTGAAAACCTACTGGAGAAGGAAGCGAAGCGCGCGCAGTTCACGCTGGATTTGCTGGAACAAGTGAGGATGGCGCGCAGTCTGACACAGGCAGCTCGTGAAACAACGCTCGAGCTAGATAAGCTCAAGGAAGAAGAAAAACGGCTCCTGGCTGCAGTAGAGGCGAATAAGAAGAAAGTAGCGGAGTCGACCAAGGCAATGACTGAAACGCTCAAGAATGCCACCATCGTGCATAACGAAAAGATGGATGTCTTGGAACAGCAAGAGGCGGAAGCGAAGTCCAGGATCGCGGCCCTTCTACAGGACGCGAAGGATCTCAAGTCGATCGTGGACGCACAGCACGCAGAGCGGGTGAGTGACTACCAATCTCAGGAAAACGAGCTTCGCAACCGTGTCGCGTCCCTACAGCAACGGCTTTCTGAGTTGAAAGCGGAAGCGACTCGCTAAGAGGATCAACGATGGCGACGTACAACAAGTTCCAAGATTTCGTAGAGCAATTGGTCCTCGCCAAGCACGACTTTAGCGCCGCGGGCCACGTCTTCAAAGTCTACTTGTCGAATGCGGCGCCGAGTGCATCGGGCGATGCTGTCAAGGCGGATCTGGCAGAGATCACCCCGGCAAACGGCTACCCTTCCGGGGGGACCGATATTCAGAACACCGTTTCCGAAACCGGGGGCACGGTCACGATCGGGTGTACCGATGTGGTGTTCACGGCGTCCGGCGGCTCGTTTGGTCCGTTTCAATATGCCGCTGTGTACAACGACACACAAACCTCGCCGGCTGATCCGCTGGTGAACTGGTGGGATTATGGCGCTCCTATTTCAATCAATGATGGCGAGACTTTTACAGTGGATTTCGGGTCGAACTCCCTTTTCACACTTAGCTAAGAACGACAAGGTACGGCCCTGTTGCAAGCGGGGCCGAAACCTTCGGATCGAATTCCCGGCGAAAAACAGAGTCACGGGCACCTGTCATGTGTGTGGCGCCGTGCATCGCAAGCTGTACGCGGAGCCTGGACAGTTTTCGGTGAAGCGATGATCGATTACCCGCAGTTGAAGACGGAATTGGAAACGGATCCCACTGGACGCGGCTATGCCCCGCATCTCGCGGTGGGGAACCACGATCAGTGCGCGAGGCTACTGAACGAAATTCTAGAGACGATCGATATCAACCGCGATCTCGTGCCGTCCTATGAAGTGCTCAATGCGATCGTGCCGGCCGAGTGGGCGTCACTCACGGCACAGGAGAAGAGCCGGATCGAAATGATGTTGTCCGTGTTGACGATCATGGTGAACGGTATCAACACACGAGATGCCTTCTTGGCGGCATTCGGGCCTGGCACGACGACGCGCGCGAACCTCGGGGCACTGCAGAAGCGGAAGGGCTCTCGTGGTGAGCAATTATTTGGTTCAGGAACCACGATCATGCCGACAGATATTGCTATAGCGTTGACGGTGTAGCTCATGGCCGAAATTAAACTGCTCCGTGACTCCTCGCTTAATACCGTGATCGACAAAAATGCCGCGTTGTCTAACAATGCGCGGGCGGCCGGGGATTACGATAACAGCACAGAGCTCGATTTGTGGTGCGATGCATATCTCCAAGTGCAGTACGATGGCGGACCGCCGGCCGTGGGAACGAAGGTCGCGGATCTCTACGTGCTCTTTGGTGATGGAGCCGGAACACAGCTCTACCCCGATGGCGGCGACGGCACGGTAGGACAAGACGATACGCCGCAAGCCACGCTGTACGTGGGTTCGTTTCTCACCGTCAATCCAAGCACAAGCGTCAATGAACTCTTGCAGATCAAGCATATTCCGCTCTGCGGACATGGCAATCGCTTTGTGCTCGTGAATACGAGTGGACAGACGTTCGATTCCACATGGGAGCTTCGGGTTAAGCCGACAAAGGTGCAAAGCGCATGATCCTCACCATTCCGCCGTTGGTTCGCCAGGTACGGGCGTTTGGGCCACCTCCCGTCGTGCCCCTCGTGCCGAATTGGGAATCGCGCCAGGCGCAAGACCTGCGCTTCTGGGCGCCGATGATTCCCGGCGGCATGATTCTATTCGACCGCGCCGCGACCGGCCTCCAAGGCGATCTGCTGAACATGGAAGCATCGGATTGGGAATTTGATGCCGTCATGGGGCCGGTCTTGACCTTCGGCGGCACCAATGAAGCGGTCCAGTTTCCCAATAACGCCCTGCACGATCTCGGGACCAATCTCCATACCTGGACGGCTTGGATCAAAACCAGCTCGACCGCGCGACAGACCTTTGTCCGGAAGCGCACGTCTGGCGGTATCGGGAGCGGCTTCGATGTGATGAATGGGGGCGGCGTGGTACGCCTCTTCGAGGATGGAGCATCAAACAGTACACAACTAGATGGCGCCACGGCCGTGAATAACGGGGCGTGGCATTTTATTTGCGGGCTCCGCACGTCCAGCACCACCATGGCCGTGTATGTGGACGGCGTTCTCGATGGGTCTCCTGGGACGAACGCCAACCCGGGCAGCTTGACCGCTTCGGACGGCATTAAGATCGGGGCGTCGGCATCAACCAATTGGTTTGTGGGCAGCATAAAAGACGTGCGCCTCTACATGCGCGCGTTGAGTGCGGCGGAAATTGCCGCGATGTATCACCCGGAGACGCGCTGGGATCTATACAAACAGCCGCGGATCATGGTGGCGGCGCCGTCCTCCGCGCTCACGCATTACACCCTGGACGCGAGCCCCGGAACGTACAACATCCTCGGATCGGCGTCCGGACTCAGAGCCGCGCGAAAAATCGACGCGGTAACTGGGGTGTATGTCCTCACAGGAGTCAGTGTGGCCCTGCGCCGAGCATTGAAATTGCCAGCGGTCCCTGGCACGTACAGCCTGAGCGGATCGACGGCCAACATGCGAGCGGATCGCAAGCTCGCTGCAGTTCCCGGCTCCTACACCATCACGGGCGTTGCTGCGGCCCTGCGCCGTGGATTTCTCCTCGCCGCTGCACCTGGGGCATATGTGATTACCGGAGTCGCCGCGTCTCTGCGGAGGGCGGCGCGGCTTGCAGCCGTCCCAGGCACCTATAGCATTACGGGAACTGCCGCGACATTACGATCGGCGCGTCGGTTGGCCGCGGAGTCCGGCGTCTATGTCGTCACTGGCATCGCGGCCTCGCTGCGAAGAGGCTTTCGGTTAGTGGCAGATCCCGGCGCGTATGTCATTACCGGAGTCGCGGCGTCGTTGCGGCGCGGTCTTCGGCTCCTCGCGGATCCCGGTGTGTATACCCTGACTGGAACGGCCGCGTCCCTGCGGCGTGGATTTCGACTCGTTGCGGATCCAGGCATCTATGTGGTGACAGGCGTAGCGGCTGGGCTGCGGGCGGCGCGGCGGCTGCACGCACAAGCAGGAACCTATGCCGTTATCGGCGCGGCGGCTGAGCTCGTCTATTCCAATGTCGTCGCCGTCATCCAACACTACATCCCGTCGTATCGTCCGAGAAGGAGATAAAAGGCATGCCAGATCGGATCTGTCCGCCACACGTTCAGAAATTATTCCAGAATTATGACTCGGCCTTGCGGATCGAATGGTCCGTGGATCGGTGGGCCTGTAAACGGAAGCTCCGGGATGGGCGGTACCACACGATCGGCTATTGCCGACATGATCTGTTGGGCGACGGACGGATGTGGCTCGACAAGATGGCGCGCAACGATCTTTGGAAGCAATATGACGGCTCCGGGAATAAGGCCGCGGATGCGTCCGATGCCGAAGAACAGAAGGCCACCGAACAGCGCAAGTCGCAACGGCTACAGAATTTCATTGATCTTTCCAAAGATGAGTTTGTGACCATTCAGAGGCGGTGCGGGGAGCGAGTCAATAACGCGGGGATGCCGGAAGGATCACCATGAACCTTGGCCAACTACGCAGTCTCACGCGGACCTACATCAATGAGCCGTTCGCGGCATTCTGGACCGATACTGAGCTGAACAACTTCATTGACCTGGCTGCGCGGAAGTATCACGCGAAGATCAAGAACGTCTCGCGCAATCATTTCACCACGCGTGTCACCTTCAGCACGATTGCGAACCAGGAATACTATCAACTGCCGGCGAACTGTAAGGATCTCCGCTTGGTGTCCATTGTCGAAACGGACGGCAAGGAAACCTTTCTCGACAAATGTTACTGGCCGGAGCCGCATGTCTGGACTGAACCGTACCTGCTGGTGTCCTCATCCAGCGACGAAACCAAGCCCTATCAATACTGGATTGTCGGCCATTCGCTCAGGTTTGTCCCGAAGCCCGCAAGCGTCTTGACCATCCGTCTCTATTACGAAGCGCGCCTCGCCTCGCTGGCCGAAGATGAACAGTTGCCATCGATCGATGAGGATTACCACGACATTATTTCTAAGTGGGCGGCGGTGGAGGCCTGTACGAAGGATCAAAAGCGCCGGGTGGAAATCCTCGAGCTGATCAAAGAGCGGGAATTGGAATTGATTCAAGATGTCTTTCA